TAAGTATCTTAAATATATTAAGGCTAAAAATAAAAAGGAATATAAAGCAGATCAAATAGAAGCAGTAACTACTTATTATGAAGTTAGTAAACACGAAGCTAAAGAATATATTAGTATGCTTCCTAAAAAAGAATTAGAAAACATAATAAATCAAATCAATGGGTAAGTATATAGACAGTGCTAAGGCATACAGAGAATATTTAACTTATATGGAACAACAAATGGAAGATACACCTAAATTAGACTCAATTGTTACTTCAATTATAGATCAATTTACAGCTCGTGCTAAAATGGGTAAGAAAAAATATGGTGTTGATTTAGATCGTACTGATCTACCCTTATTAGATTGGATCGAACATGCTAAACAAGAACACATGGATGCTATTCTATATTTGGAAAAAATAAAACAAGAAATCCTTGGCAAAGAAAAAGCTTTCTGAGATTGAGCATAAAATAAAAAACTATCAGCCACCTGAAATAAATCACGCTTTCCAAAGAAGCGTTTCTTATTCTCAGTATTCGCTTTGGGCGTCTTGTCCTTACAAATGGTATCTTACCTATGTAGAAAACAAACAACCATATCAAGCAAGTATCCATACTGTATTTGGAACAGCATTTCACGAAACGCTGCAATCATATATTACAACAATGTATAATGAAAGTGGAGCTGCTGCTGATAAAATGGATCTTGAATCACTATTTCAAGAGCGCTTTAGAGAAGTATATGCTAAAGAATATAAAGCAGCAGGTGCTCATTTCACTGATGCAACTCAAATGAGTGAATTTTTTGATGATGGTATAGCAATATTAAGATGGCTTAAAACAAGGCGAAATAAGATATTTACTATTCGCAAAATGAGATTATTAGGTATTGAGTTACCTTTACTCTTAAAACTATCAAACAACATATACTACAAAGCATTTATTGACTTTGCATTGTATGATGAAGATTTAAATAAAGTTTACATATATGACATCAAAACGTCGACTCGTGGATGGAGTGACAACGAAAAAAGAGACGATCAAAAAACTGCTCAAGTCCTATTATACAAAGAGTATTTTGCAAGACAATACGGGTGGGACGTTGAACAAATCGAAGTCGAATTCTTCATCGTTAAGCGCAAAATCTATGAACAAGCTGAATACCCTATTCCCAGGCTTCAGTCCTTTAGACCCGCTAGTGGAAAAAACAAACGAAAACAAGCAATAGACGGTTTTGATAGTTTTATTAAAGATTGCTTTGATGAAGTTGGTAAGCCAAAAATAAAATCGTATCTTAAAAATATAGGTGAGAAATCATGTAAGTGGTGTCCCTATAATGATAAACAAGAACTTTGTGACAAAATGCATTCTTCCTAATAATCGTATATATTTATATGCAAATATATTATTATGGGAAACAAAATGCAATTAACAAGTGTAAAAGTTCCTGAAGATTTATTTGAGCAATTTAAAATTGCCTGTGTAAGATACAAATTCAGCGTACAAAAATTAACAGAACGCTCAATGTATCTTTATTTAACAAATGAAGACTTCAGAAAAAACATTCACAATCAATTAGAAACACAATTTACAGGTAGTATTTAAAAATTAGTTATATGAAAGAAGGTTATATTCCTAAAGAACAACGTAAGAAAATCTTACTACTTTGTGATGACATTAGAATGACAAGTGGTATCTCCACTATGGCAAGAGAAATTGTTATTGGTACTGCTCATCACTATAATTGGGTGAATGTAGGGGGTGCTATTAATCATCCTGACAAAGGTAAACGATTTGATTTAAGTGGAGATACAAACCAAAATACTGGCATTGATGATGCTAATGTATCCCTATACCCAATTGATGGATATGGAAGTCCTGAACTAATCAGACAACTAATCCAACTAGAAAAACCAGATGCTATTATGTTCTTTACTGATCCAAGATACTGGGTTTGGTTATTTCAAATGGAACATGAAATTAGAAAAATAATGCCTATGATTTATCTTAACATCTGGGATGACCTGCCTTACCCAATGTATAATAAATCCTTTTATGAATCATGTGATACATTATTTGCTATTAGTAAACAAACAGAAAACCTTAATCGATGTGTTCTAGGAGCAGAAATATCAGCTGAAAAGATTATTAAGTATATTCCTCATGGAATAAATGAAAATATATTCTTTCCTATTGATTCTTTTCACCCTGAATATTTAGCACTTCAAGAATTTAAAAAGCAAACATATGGAGATAAAGAATATGATTTTAATCTCCTATACAATGCAAGAAATATTCGTCGCAAATCAGTCCCCGATTTAATGTTGGCTTGGAAAATATTCATTGATGTGTTGCCTGAAGATAAAGCTAAAAAATGTGCTTTAACACTTCATACTCAACCCGTAGATGAGAATGGAACTGATTTACTTGCAGTACAACAAATGTTATTTGGAAATAACCCAAAATATAACATTATATTCTCAACAGGGAGATACCCAGCAAATATAATGAACCTATTATACAATTCATCAGACGCTGTAGCATTGATTAGTTCAAATGAAGGATGGGGATTATCACTTACAGAAGGAATGATGTGTGGTAAACCAATTGTAGCTACAGTAACAGGAGGAATGCAAGATCAAATGCGTTTTGAAGATGAAAATGGTGATTGGATTAAATTTACAGAAGAATTCGGTTCAAACCATAGAGGTAAATATAAAAAACATGGTAAATGGGCTTTCCCCGTATTCCCAAGTAATATTAGCTTAATTGGTTCTGTTCCTACACCTTATATATTTGATGATAGAGCAGACCCACACGGTATAGCTGATCAAATTAAAGAATTATATGCTTTAAAAACAAATCAAATTGATGAATTTGGTTCTCATACTAGAGGATTTGAAACATACGAGGAAGTAAGTAAAGCAGCTCGTGAATGGGTAACATCAGATGAATCAATGCAATCAGCAAAAAATATGTGTAAGAATGTAATTGATGGTATTGATGAAACATTTAATAAATGGGAACCAAGGTATGCTTTTGAATTAATTAAAGTAGAACCACTAGAACAACCTAAACATTTTGTAAAACATCCTATAGCACAATAATATGAAACCATTAATAGTTATAAGCTGCCCAATCGATACATTTTCCGGTTATGGGGCTAGATCAAGAGATATTGCTTTAGCAATTATCAAATCAGATAAATATGATGTAAAAATATTATCACAACGTTGGGGAGCTACGCCATTTGGGTTCCTCCAACAAGATAATCCCGATCATAAACTAATGCTTGATTGTATATGGGCTCAACCCCAACTCCCTAAACAACCAGATTGCTGGATTCAAATTACAGTCCCAAATGAGTTCCAGGCTGTAGGTAAATTTAATATTGGGATGACAGCTGGTATTGAAACAACAATATGTGCTCCTCAATGGATTGAAGGAATGAATAGAATGAATTTAAATCTAGTCTCTTCAGAACATGCTAAAAAAGTATTTGAAACTAGTGCTTTTGAAGAGAAAAATGAGCAAGGACAAATACTTCGCTCTATTAAATTAGAAAAACCAGTAGAGGTATTATTTGAAGGAGTAAATACAGATATCTATAAAAAATTAGAATCTATTACTTCATTGAACGAATTAGATATTATTAAAGAAGATTTTAATTATCTATTTGTAGGACATTGGTTGCAAGGAGAAATAGGACAAGATAGAAAAGATACAGGTATGTTAGTTAAAACATTTCTTGAAACATTTAAAAATAAAAAACAACGTCCTGGTCTTATTCTTAAAACATCCTCTGGAAACTATTCTATAATGGATAGAGACGGTATATTAGAGAAGATTAGGCAAATTGAAGCCTCCGTTGGTGGTGATTTACCAAGTATCTATCTAATTCATGGTGAATTAAGCGATGATGAAATAAATGAATTATATAATCATCCTAAAGTAAAAGCACACGTATCCTTTACTAAAGGAGAAGGATATGGTCGCCCATTACTCGAAGCATCTATTTCTCAAAAACCAGTAATAGCAAGCAACTATAGTGGTCATCTAGACTTTCTCAACTCCGAAATGTCAATTTTGCTACCTGGAGAAGTAACCCAAATTCACTCCTCAGCAGCTGTAAAAGACATGCTAATCCCAGAAAGTGGATGGTTTACTGTTAATTATGATAAAGCATCTGAAACTCTTGAAGATGTTTATAAAAATTATAAAAAATATATTGATGGGGCAAAAAAACAAGCGTATCGTTCACGTACTGAATTTAGTTTAGAGAAAATGTCTGAAATACTAACTAATATTCTAGAAGAAAAAGTGCCTAAACAGATTCAACTTAAACTACCTCAGTTAAAGAAAATTGAATTACCTAAACTTAAAAAAGTAGACTAATGCAAGAATCATTTATAGTATGCCCTAAATGTGAAGGTAATGCTTGTCATGAAGTATCAAATGATAAACTTATTGTTTGGAGTTGTTTTGGATGTGGTTTTACATCCAATTCAACTTTAACAGAAGATAAATTAGAAGAAGTTGAATCTGTAATTCCTCAACTATATAAAGATCTTCGATTTAAAGATGATAAAAATTATTATTGGTATCCTAATAGCGTAATGTTAGAAGATAAATCACTAGTATTTGCCGATGGAAAATCTCCAGAAGAATGGAGGTGGGCCGGTGTTCAATCTAAAGATGGCAAAGCAGATATGACAACGGTAAAATATTTTGAAGAAAAGGAATTTATGGAAGCACTTGATTATATAGATTTCTTTAAAAAACAAAAATAATGTTATGCTATCAATTAGTTATGCAATTACAGCATGTAATGAACATGTTGAATTAGAACTTCTATTAGATCAATTATATCCTGCTCTTAGAGATATAGATGAAATAGTAGTTCAAATAGATACAACAGCCACTGAGGAGGTAAAACAAGTAGCATTTAAATACCCTAATATAACAGTTACTGCTTTTCCACTTGCAGGTGACTTTGCTCAGTTTAAAAACAACCTAAAAAACTACTGCACTAAAGACTATATCTTTCAGATAGATGCTGATGAGAATCTTTCTCAAGATTTAATACTTAATCTTCCTGAAATATTAGAACTTAATCCTGAAGTTGAATTATATGCTGTTCCTAGAATCAACACAGTAAAAGGATTGACCTCAGAACATATAAATAAATGGGGATGGTATATTAATGAAAATGGTTGGATTAATTATCCTGATTATCAAACACGCATACTTAAAAACATACCTGAGATAAAATGGATAAATAAAGTTCATGAGCATTTAGTTGGGGCTAAAAATATAGTTCCCTTACCTGAAGGTTATGATTTAATTCATCCCAAAACAATAGAAAGACAAGAAAGACAAAACGAATACTACAACACACTATGATAATAAAAGCAAATCATTTTGATTCAGAAGTATTTAAAAAGAAATTATCTCATCTTAAAGATGTGAATTTTTCCCTATTTGTAGATTCCACCCCAGAAACACAAAATGAACTATCCGAAGTTAATATATTAGTACTTCAAGAACCAAATGAATATTTTGGATTACATGATTGGGCTATTCATAATAAACATCTATTTTCAGTTATATTAACATGGGATGACAAAGTAATTAATAACTGTGATAATGCTATATTTCTACCCTTCGGACATACTTGGTTCAAACCAGATCAATATCAAAAAAACCACGATAAAAAATTTCAAATTTCCCATTTAAGGGGTAATTTATTAAAAACATATGGTCATTCTTTAAGACATGAATTGTTAGATAGACAAAATGAAATTAAAATACCTAAGAAATTTTTTGATGTTTATGGGGATCGATATAATATTGAAAAAGCTAGAGTTGACAAAGAAGAAGTATTTGGTGATTCTATGTTTGGTGTAGCTATAGAAAATGTATCTCATAATGGTTATTTTAGTGAAAAGATATTAGATTGCTTCTTATTAAAAACAATCCCCGTTTATTGGGGGTGTTCTTCAATAATAAGTTTTTTTAAGCAAGATGGAATTATTATCTTTGATAATATTGATGATTTAATAGTTAAAGTTAATAAAATAGATGAATCATATTACAATGAACGTAAAGATATTATAGAAGAAAACTATAATTTAGCTCTACAATTTGTTGATTATGAACAAAATATTGTTAATGCTATAACAGAAATATTTAAAATTAATAGTATAATATAATGCAAGAAATACTTAAATTAATAGAGGAATATATCCAGAAAAAACACTCTGAAAAAACATGGATAGCTGGTAAAGACTGGGTTCAATATGCTGGTCCGTACTTCGATTCACAAGAATATGTAGCTGCTGTTAAATCCTTATTAGGAGAGTGGTTAGTGTTAGGTGCTGATGCGATTAAGTTTGAATCTAAATTTCCTAAGTTATTCGGTAAAAAATACGGCTTATTAACTAATAGTGGTTCAAGTGCTAATCTACTGATGATGGCTGCTATGACCTCTAAACGCGGTTATAATCTACCTAAAGGAACGAAAGTAATTACTCCAATAGCTGGTTTCCCAACTACTGTAGCACCAATTATCCAATTAGGATTCACCCCTATATTCGTTGATATCGAGCTTGAAACATTAAACCTTGATCTAGATCAAGTTGAACAAGCATGTATTGCTCACCCTGATGCTAAGATCATTACATTCGCTCACGTGTTAGGTAATCCACCTAATATGAATCGCTTAATGGAGATAGTTAAAAAGTATAAACTAATACTATTAGAAGATTGCTGTGATGCTTTAGGTTCTACATTTGAAGGTAAACCACTAGGATCATTTGGTGAAATGGCTAGCTGCTCATTCTACCCAGCTCACCACATGACAATGGGTGAAGGTGGATTCGTAGCTATGAATAACCAAAATACAGAACGTATTGTTCGTAGCTTTAGAGAATGGGGTAGAGGATGTTATTGTGTAGGTAAACAAAACTTACTAGAAAACGGAGCATGCAAGTGCCGTTTCAATAACTGGTTACCTTCCTTACCAAATGAAATATTTGATCACAAATATGTTTATGAGGAAATAGGATATAATGTTAAACCAATTGAATTACAAGCTTCAATAGGTCTAGTTCAAATGGAAAAATTAGAGGAAATAGGTATTAAACGTAAAGAAAATTATAAAAATTTATTTGCTGCCTTTAGTAAATACAAACAATATTTTCATTTACATGAAGCACAACTTGGAGCTGATGTTGATTGGTTTGCTTTCCCAATAACAATAAAAGATGGAGCACCATTTAAAAGATCAGACATCTGTCAATACTTCGAATCAAACAAAATCCAAACTAGACCTTACTTCGCAGGAAATATTATGCTACAACCAGCATATACACATTTAGTAGATTCTAAAGAAGTAATTGAACAATACCCTGTAGCCAGAAAAGTAACTACAGATACATTCTTCTTAGGTACATCCCCGGTAATTAATAGGGAAAAAACAGATTATATAGAAACAACATTGGATAAATTCATAACAACACTACAATGAAGCCATTCATAATATACACATACGACTATAATCCCGGGGTTGGAGGGATTAAGGTAATGCATAAGCTGTGTAATATGTTAAATAATAATGGTTTTAAAGCATATTTAATGCCTATTAATATTAAAGATGATTTCTACACATGTTCTGATTACAATACACCTCTCATAACCCAAGAAATATACAACAATATAGAAGATACCATTATAATATATCCTGAAGGTATCAGAAATAACCCATTAGGTTCTAAAAATATAGTTAGATGGATATTAGGTCCCTCTTTAAAGGAGGATGCAGAAACCTATTCTAAATCTGATTTAGTATATTGGTATATGGATTATTATTACGATGATTATTTAGGCCAAAAAGAAAATAAACTTCAAGTATCTGAATTTCATGAAGATATCTTTAAAGATATGGGTTATGAAAGAAAGGGAAGTTGTTATACTTTTAGAAAATCAAACCCAACTACCTTAATTCATCCCTCTGATTCTACCTTTATACCTTTTGGAGCAGCAGGTGATTTAATTAATTTAGCTAATTTATTTAACGCAACTGAAAAGTTTTATTGTTATGATAATTATACATTTCTTTATGTTCAAGCAGCAATGTGTGGTTGTACTAGTATAGTCATACCCGATCCTAATGTATCTAAAGAGAAATGGATAGAAGGATCTTGGTTCAATAAATACGGAATTGCATATGGTGAAGATGATATTCCTAGAGCTTTAGAAACATTACCATTACTGTTTCAAGAAATTGAAAAAGCAAAGTTGGAAATGGTAGGACAAGTTATTAAATTTGCAGAACATTGTCAAAATTATTTTTAAATGAAAGTAATATATATAACAGGGTGTTTAGGATTTATAGGATCTTATATCACTAGAGAATGTCTTAAAAAAGGATGGTATGTTAAAGGTATAGATAAAACAACATACGCTGCTAATAAAACATTATTAGATGAATTTAAACAATATGAAAATTTTTCATTTGTTCATTGTGATATAAATGATTTAAAATTTTTATATGAATGTGATTATATAATTAATACGGCTGCTGAAACACACGTAGGTAATTCGATTGCTAACAGTGATGAATTTATTCATTCTAATATTAATGGTGTTCATAACTTATTGGAATTAATTAAAAACTATAGACAAGAAACCTCCAAAACACCAATATTACTCCATTTCAGTACCGATGAAGTATACGGTGATATAGATAAAGGTGCTCATACAGAAACAGACCTACTTAAACCATCAAACCCATACTCAGCAACTAAAGCAGCAGCTGATATGCTAGTCTTAGCTTGGGGTCGAACTTATAATCTACCTTATATTATAGTTAGACCAACAAACAACTATGGTATTGGTCAGTATGTTGAAAAATTAATTCCTAAAACATGTAAATACCTAATGCTAGGACGAAAAATACCACTTCACAATAATGGTACTCCAATTCGTAACTGGTTACACGCCCAAGATACAGCAAATGCAGTAATTAAAATTATTGAATCTAAAGTTCAAAATGAAATATATAATATAGCAGGTGGATTTGAGCAATCAAACTATGATACAGTTGAGAAAATAATTAAGGAATATTCTAATTCCTTAGATGTATATCCTATATCTCAATATCTTGATTTATCATACTCTAGAGTAGGACAAGATGTAAGATATGCTTTGGATGATTCTAAGCTAAGAGCTTTAGGTTGGAAACCAAAAGCCCAATTTGATACAGAATTACATAATATAGTAAAATATTATAAAGAAAAATTTATATGGTAACTAAAGAAGAGTTAATAGCATTTGAAACAGAAATAGGAGATGCCTTCAATATAGGCCAAATCAAAGCACCTATCCATCTATATTCAGGTAATGAAGAACTAATAATAGAAGTATTTAAAGAAATTGATGTTAAAAACGATTGGGTTTGTTGTACTTGGAGGAACCACTATCAGGGATTACTTAAAGATATTCCTAAAGAAATAATTAAAGAAAATATAATGAATGGTAAGTCTATGGTTATGAACTTACCTGAATATAAATTTATTTGTAGTTCAATAGTAGGGGGTATTCCTTCAATCGCAGCCGGAATTGCATTCGCTCTTAAATTACAAGGTAAATCAAATAGAGTTTGGTGTTGGGTTGGAGATATGAGTGCTGAAACTGGAGCATTCCATGAAGCATATAAATACAGCTTAAATCATGATTTGCCTATTACCTTCATTGTTGAGGATAATAAAAAATCAGTATGTACTCCAACCCCAGATATTTGGAAAAGAGACAAACCATATTATTTGGAATCTGAATATAATGGTGGTATATTGAAGCAGAAAAATTTATATTATTATCAATACACAAATGAAAAATACCCTCATGCTGGTGCCGGTGTAAGGGTTCAATTTTAATATATGAAATATTTTGACGAATTAAAACGAGCAATGAGTTTCCTAGCTGAACATCCTAAAACAATGTTTATAGGACAAGCAGTAGGATATGAAGGAACAGGATTATATGATTCATTAAAACATCTTCCTAACAATAAGAAAGTAGAACTTCCCGTAGCTGAATACCTACAATCAGGATTAGCAAATGGAATGGCTATTGAAGGAATGATTCCGGTATCCACCTATCCTAGATGGAATTTTATATTGATGGGAACTGATCAAATTGTAAACCATCTAGATAAGTTCATTATAATGTCTGATGGTAAATTAACACCTAAAGTCATTATTAGAGTAGCAGTTGGCAGCGAACACCCCGTAGATCCCCAATGTCAACACAAAGGTAATTTCGCAGATGCGTTCCGTGCTATGCTTAAGAATATAGAAGTAATTGAATTAAATGAACCTGAAGAAATAATGCCAGCTTATGAAAAGGCATTAGGTCGTGAAGATGGGGTTAGTACTATATTAGTTGAGTTTGCAGATTATTCCAAAACAAAATGAAAATCCTAATTACAGGAACGAACGGTTATATAGGTAAATCATTATATAATGCTCTAAAAGATAAATACGAAGTAGCTACTATTACTAGAGATAAATGTGATTTAACTAATTCTAAAGATGTTAATTTTTATTTTTTAGATACTTGGTTTGATATAGTAATACATTGTGCTGCTTCTGGAATATCTAATCCAAAGGAGGTAGATTGGGATATAATGGATAATAATTTAAAAATGTATTATAACTTATTATCAAATCAAAATCACTTTAATAAATTTATTCATTTTGGTTCTGGAGCTGAAACTTATATATCTAATACTCCCTATGGTTTAAGTAAAAAAGTAATTAATAATTCAATAACTACAAAAAATAATTTCTATAATTTAAGAGTATTTAGTGTGTTTGATGAAAACGAATTAGATACTCGTTTTATTAAGGCAAATATCAAACGCTACATTAATAAGGAACCAATAATTATTCATCAAAATAGACAAATAGATTTTATTTATATGCCTGATTTAATTAAACTTGTAGAATATTATATTAATAATGAAGGACCTAAAGAAATAAATTGTAATTATAATAAAACTTTTACTTTAAAAGAAATAGCAAATATAATTAATAATCTAAATGATTATAAAGTAGAAATAAAAATAGAACAAGAAAATTTTGGAGATGATTATATAGGTAATTATCTTCATCTAGAAATTGATTTTATTGGATTAAAACAAGGCATTATAGAAACCTATAATAAATTAAAATGAATATAGTAGCTACATACCATATAATGCCTTGGGAAATAGATCATACTTTACTAACATTTACCCAACTAAAAAAATCTAAATACTACCTACCAGAAGGAGTAAATATTACAATCAAATCAGCTCTTAACTTATCAAATCATTTAATTGATTGGGATAAAAGTAAATTACCTAAAGAATATTTTATCGAAAAATATAAAACGTTATCTATTCTACTTAAAGATTATAACCATGATAGTTTTATATATGATGGAGATGAATTATGGGGTCATTTAGATTTACAAAGAGATGCTGTATCATCTGAAACTAATTATTATATTAGTATATGTCCGGACATGTATTTTAGTGAATATTTACTAAGTTATATGATTCAAGCAACAATGTCAATTCCTAATAAGTACTTTATATTAACACCTCAAATTTGCAGAATGTGGGATGAAAGCTGGGAAGTACTAACCCATCCTCAATTTGCTATTGGACCTCACTATGGGTGGGAAAAAACAACAGACATATTTGATGTAGATTATTATTTACACACATCTGGAGAAGAAATAAGTATAACCCCTATTAATCAATTAAAGTGGGCTGGGTGGTTTGATTTATATAATAAGGCTTTCTATGAAGATTTAGTCCAAATTCCTAATGAATGGAAAGGATATGGAGGGTTAGATTCTTACGGCTTAAATATTTGTTCCTATGCAAAACATATAGGACTAGATTTCCAACAATATCGCCTAAATGGCCAGGTAGTATTTGAATATTCTGTTGGTCCTTTACGAACAAATGAAGTACATGGTTTTTCTAACTATTATAAAAATTTATTAATTAGAAAAGATGTTTCTGAACAAAGAGAGGAATTCAATAAAAATTTACCTACATTTATAGAGAAAAAAATAAAAGAACTATATGATAGATACAAATAAATTAGAAAAATATTGTGATCCCTCTAGCTCTATATTTGTGAAAACACAAAGATGGGAATTGATGAATCATTTAATTAATAAATATAAATTAATAAATTATCTAGAAATTGGGGTTAATGATGGTCTTTGTATAAGACAAATTAATGCTGAACATAAAGATGGAGTTGATCCACATCCTGGATCTGAAGTAGGTGGAATGTATGTTCCCGAAATTAATTACCCCATCACATCCGATAGTTTTTTTGAATTAATAAAGGATCATGATATTAAATATGATATGATT